AGGCAGGCGCACGGGCCGCGCACCAAGGGTCCGCATCGCATCCGTCCAAGCGACATTGGGCGTCACGTAGCGCGGCCACGACACGGCCGAAGGAGAACCTATGAGCACAGAACCAGCAGGCGGTACGATCAGCGGTAACAGCACGGATACCAACACCATCACTGATCGGCAGCTATTTGACCACGCCATAAGCTCCCCCGATCCGACGCCGGCACCTTCTACGTCGCCGCCGTCATCGGAGCCGTCATCGGCACCGTCGCAAGGCGCGCAAGCGTCCGAGCAGCCGGCATCGACGCGGCCCGATCTGCAGCAGGGTGCACAGACGCCCGGCCAACCGCGCGATCAGCAAGGAAAGTTCGCGCCCAAGCCGCAGGGACAACAGGGGCAGCAGCACAACGTGCCGCTGGCGGAATTGCTGAAAGAACGCGACGCACGGCAGCGTTTGGAAGCGCACGCGCAGGAGTTAACGCGTGCGGTGATGGACCTGCAACGGCGCCTCGATCCCCAGCAAGCACCGCAGCAGCCGCAAGGACCGGAAACCATCTTTGACGATCCAAGAGCGTACTTGGATCAACATGTCATGCAGCCCTTAAGGCAAGAGGGGCAGATGTACATGATGAAGATCAAGGATGATGTCAGCCGCACGCAAGCCAACATGCAATTCGGCGAGCAGGAAGTGAACGCCGCATTGGTTGACATCGGCCGCATCCGGCAAAGCCCGCAAGGCAACTTCGTGTTTCAGCAGATCATGCAGAGCGGGCATCCCTACGGCGAGTTGGTCAAATGGCACAGGACGGTGCGAACGCAACAAGCGATCGGCGCCGATCCGCAAGCATGGTTGCGTCAGCAGCAGCAGACATGGGCCGAGAACGAAAAGGTCCAGGACTATGTCATGCAGATGCGTGCGAAGCGTCTAGGTGCTCAAAAGGGTAATCCGCCCAACGTTCAACTGCCGCCATCACTGTCGTCGGTTCGGTCGTCATCCGGCCGCATGGACAACGGCGGCGATCTGAGTTCATCGAGCCTCTACGATTTCGCCACCAAGTAAACCGGCCGCTCGTCCGACACGAAGCACCCGCCTCTGGCGGGTTTTTTGTTGGGTGCGGTCATAGCAGAAAGGGCACACGGCCATGGCCGTCACCGACATTCAGGCTAATAACAAACTGATCAAGTTCACGCAGCAGATCAATCGCGAGTGGGTACGGGAGAACATGTTCTCCCCGTACATGAGCGATGATGTCAACGCCATCATCCGTCGCCGGATGGAATTGAAATCTGGCGGCGAGGTGATGAATATCCCGCTGGTTACTAGGCTGGCGGGCATTGGTGTTTCCACCGGTCCGCTGGTTGGAAACGAAGACAAGATCGACGACTACGGCATGCGAATTTGGCTGGAATGGTGCCGTAATGCGGTGGTCACCACCAAGGCCGAAAGCCAGAAAGACAGTGCCGACATCTTCGGCGAGGCCAAGCCGCTGTTGTCGGATTGGTTGAGCGAGGTGACCCGCGACGAGATCATCGCGGCCCTGATGGCGTTGCCGTCCGAAAGCCAGCCGGCGGCCGGCGTTCGCGTCAACGGCATTCAGTACGATCTGAGCACGGCGGCGCAACGCAATACCTGGCGCACGGACAATCTGGATCGTATTCTCTACGGTGCTGCGACCACGAACTCGGCAACCGACCACGCGACCTCGCTGGCCAACGTGGACGCCACCGCCGACAAGTTCACTGGGCCCAACCTGGCGCTGCTCAAGCGTGTTGCGATGGGCGCCAATCCTCACATCCGGCCGTACAAGACCCGCTCGGGTTACGAATACTATGTTGCGTTCGCGGGTCTGAATACCTTCCGCGATCTCAAGATGGACAGCACCATCTTGTCGGCCAACACCAACGCACGCGCGCGTGAAGGCCGTGAGGTCAACGGTGCTCCCGATAATCCCATTTTCCAGGATGGCGATATCCTGTGGGATGGCGTGATCGTGCGGCTCGTTCCCGAGATTAGCAACTTTGTGACCAACGTGTGGACCTCGCTCAAGACGGCGGGCAACGGCACGACGCGCGTCGAGCCGGTGTTCCTCTGCGGCCAGCAAGCCGCGGCGATCGCCTACGGGCAAATGGCCAAGCCCACCTTCCGCAAGGAAGATGACTACGGCTTTATCACCGGCACTGGAATCGAGGCCGCATACGGCGTCGGCAAAATCTTCAAGAAGCACCCCAAGGCTGGAACGAAGTTGGTGCAATGGGGTGTTGCAACCGGGTTCTTCAACTCGGCCACCGATTAAGCGGATAGAGAAAGGAACAGAACCATGGTTGCTAACCTGATGACCAACACGCCGGCCCGCGATCCGTTCAACAATAGTGTTGTGGCGATCGTCGGTCGCGTTACTCTCACGGCTGCCGATACCCCGGTGGTCAAAATCGGCACCATCCCGGCGGGCGCAATGATCCTGAGCATTGCCTCGCGGGTGATCACTGCCGTTACCGGCGGCACGCCGGTTCTCGGCATCGGCAGCGTTGCTGCCGGCGGCGCCGTGCCGGCGGTTGGCGGCACCGGCAACGTCCAGACCGTGCTATCAGAAGCGGCCGGCAGTGAAACCGTGTTTCCGCTCGCTGCCCTCACGCTACCGCCGACGACCGACATCGACATCTATGTCGGTACATCCGGCGGCGCGACCGCCGGCGATGTCATCGTCGCCGTGCTGTACGTCAAGCCGCTGTCATAATGGCCAAGCTCACCTGGCTTGGAAGCACCGAAGGTTATCGGGAGGGGGAAACCCCTCTCGATAGCTGTACGTGGAACGGCGTCTTGTTCACCGCCGGCGACAAGGTGGAGATATCCGACGAGTGGATGATCAAGAAGGCTCGGGGCAATCGGTTTTTCCGGGTGGAGGACAGCAACGGCGGCCCACGCCCCGAAACATGGACCAACGATCCGCCGCCGCCACCGCCGATCGAGGAGCCGCCGCGTTATCCTACCACGCCGCCGGACTACCCACCCGAGGACGAACCCGAGCGCGAGCCCAACAAGAAGCGGCGCGGACGGCCGCCGCGCATAAGGGATAACGGCAATGACAATCAGTAACTACGGCGAGCTAAAAGCTGAATTGTCGGCCTACTTGTTCAATCAGCGATTTCTCGCGCGCTACGACAATTACACCAAGATATTCGAAGCCGACGCCAACTCGCGGCTGCGGGTGCTGCCGATGGAAACATCGGTGTTGCTCACGACCACATCGGGCGATGTGGCGCTGCCGTCCGACTATCTGCTGTGGCGCACGGTGCGGCCGACCGTTCCGGCAGTGACAACCCCGACCACCGTGCCGCCCTATAATGAACTCGACTATGTCCACCCGGCCTATCTGCCGCCGGTGGGTCGCGGCTACGATCGGCTGTTCACCATCGAGGGCAGCACCTTCAAGGTGCGACCGGTTGATGACCGCGTCGGCGCTTATGAATTCCACTATTACCAGAAAATCCCCACACTGGTCGGTGCCGACAGCAACAGCAACTGGCTGTTGACCGAATATCCCAACGCCTACCTGTTCGGGCTGATGGTGGAGGCCGCCGGCCAAGGCCGCAATGCCGAAATGGCACAACTCTACAAGGCCCGGCGCGATGAAGTGTTTCAGGAAATCATCCAGCGTTATGCGCTGACCACCGGCGCCACTAGCCAGATGGTGCGAACGGCGGAGTATTTCTGATGCCGATGATCTTTGACGGCGACGGTAACGAGCTTGCTGACATCGCGTTGTCGGAAAAGCAACAAGCGGTGCTTGATCACGACGAAGATATTGTTGTGATCTACCACACGCCGCAAATGCTGCGTTATATCCTGGGCGAGCAGTCTGGCACGTTCATGTTGCACAAGCGCGGTGATCGTATCATTGCGGCGGCGCCGGATAGCTTGCGCGCATACGCCAATCTGCAGCGTGCGATTAAAATCGCGCGGGAGCAACACTGATGCCCGCGCAGAAACTGCCGGTGGAATTCGGCGAGTGGCGGCCTGACATCGCGTTGCTTGATACCAAATTTGCCAGCGAGGTCGAGAACGTCTTCGCTGCGGCCAATTCCTATCTGCCGTTTCCATCGCTGCAGGCGTTCGGCATCACAGCATTGCCGGTGCCTGCCTGTGGACTGTACGCGGCGCGCACGCTGTCGGGCGAATGGAAAATCTACGCCGGCACGCCGACCAAACTTTACACATGGAGCCTCGGCGGCTGGGTTGATGTCAGCCGCACGGTTGGTGGTGCCTATAACGTGCAGTCGGGCGACCTGTGGATGTTCGAGCAGAGCGGCCAGAAGCTGGTCGCGGTCAACATCAACGATGATGTGCAAGTGATCGACATCGACATCGGCACCAATTTTGCCGCGCTCGCCGGCTCGCCGCCACGCGCCACCAACGTCAAGCAGATCGGCGATTTCCTGTTCCTGTCAGGATTGGCCGATAGCTCGGGTTACAACAAGCGCAGCATCATCTGGTCAGCGATCAACGACATCACAGGATGGACCATCGGCCTTAACC